CCGGATATGAGCGAGTACGTCCGAAAAGACGAATTGCAGCAGATGAAGGAGGAACTGAAAGCCGCTATTACGTCGGTCGGCAACAATAACGCCGCCGAAATGAAGGGGGCGAAGGTGAATGGCAAACCCGCTGTTTAACGCCATTATGGGCGGTTTTAAGCCGCCTGTAAATAATCAGGGCAATTCCTCACCATCTACGTCACAAGCGCCTGTAACACCGTCAAATGCGCCGAAAATGACGATGATGGATGCAATGCACGAACTTCAAGATCACCCGGCGCAGTTGATGAAGCAGGCTGGTTTCAACGTGCCTGACGAAATCGCAAACAATCCGCAAGCATCCGTGATGCACTTGATTCAGTCCGGGCAGGTCGGCGGGCCGATGATGCAGCGGATTCAGCCGATGCTAAACAGGCTGATGGGAAGAAGATAAATAAAATGCGGGTCAAGTGAGTACCAGTCACTTTTCCCGCTGCTGAAAGCGAATCACGGGAACAACCGCAATAGGCTTCTTTGCGTGTCCATTTTACGGCTGTTTCCGTGATGTGTCAAGTGCTTATCCGCTCAGTGCGCAGGGGCGGTTTGCAAATATACACAGAAAGGAAACAACTACAATGACTGAAAATTCTAATGGCGTTCCCTTCCAGATGCCCGTTATGCCCGCCTACGGTTACGGTGGAAACGGAAACGGCTTCGGCAACTTCGGCGGCGATGGGTGGTGGCTCATATTGCTCTTCCTGCTGTGTGGCAACGGCATGTGGGGCGGCTTCGGCGGCATGGGCGGTATGTGGCCCATGATGATGGGCGGCATGGGCGCTGGCTTTGGCCTGGATTACCTGTATCCTTGGCTCAATAACAGCGAACATATCAGCGACGGCTTCCGCGATCAGCAGATTCAGAGCACGCTTACCGGCATTCAGTCCAGCGTGACTTCCGGCTTCGGTGACGTGCAGAATGCACTTTGCCAGGGTTTCGCCGGGACTACCGCCGCTGTGACTGGCGCTCAGAACGCGATTGCCCAGCAATTGTACAGCAACGAAATCGCCAACCTGAACCGCTCCTTCGCGGAACAGACCGCCAATACACAGGGATTCAACAATGTTCAGGCGCAGTTGGCTTCCTGCTGCTGCGATAACAAGACAACGGCTCTTGAAAACCGTTATGCGCTGGCTCAGGAAGCGTGTGCTACCCGTACCGCGTCCGCGACCAACACCCGTGACATCATCGACGCTCAGACCCGTGGCACTCAGGCCATTCTGGACAAACTGTGCGCTCTGGAATTGGACGGCGTGAAGGGTCAGCTTGCCGCCGCGCAGCGTGAGAACACCGCTTTGCAGAATCAGGTGAACATGGCCGCTTTCCGCGAATCTCAGGCCAATCAGAACGCTCTGTTCCAGCAGGGCATGAACGCCGAGGTTGACGCGCTGTATAACCGCCTGTCCAACTGCCCCGTTCCCACTACTCCCGTTTATGGCCGCACTCCGATCTTCACTTGCGGCAATAACAACGGCTGTGGTTGCAACGGCTACAATGGCTTCGCCAACTGAATGAGGTGATAGCATGGCAAGGTATTTAACTTCGACAGACGCGAACGTAGCCCTAAATGGCGCGTTCCCGTTCAACGTTGTTTCTATCCCGTGCAACAAGGGTTGTGTTGTCCCTCTTGCAACTGGGGTTCTTACTTTGCGCGGCAGCAATACCAACAGTTTTGCACGGTATGACGTGACTGTGCAAGGGAACGTGTCTATCCCGACCGGTGGTGCTGTAACGCCTATCGCCGTGGCAATCACCTTGAACGGCGTTGCCATCCCGGATAGTGTGGCGATTCTCACGCCGACAGCCGTTGGCGATGTGGGGCACTTTAACACGTCCACAAAGGTAACTGTTCCGTGCGGATGCTGCGTTTCCGTTTCCGCTGCTTACGTGGACGGTACGGAAGACGACGCTACTGTAACGCCTACGCCGTCCATTACTGTCAGGCGGTTGGCATCCATCGACGTTACCCGCGTAGCCTGACAGGAAGGAGGAAACGAAAATGGCAGAACGATATGAACACCTGGAAAAAGCCATGTGCAAGGAACTGGAAAAACTGGACAAGAAATATACCGCAGACGTGGAAATGTCCGAGCAGGACGCGGAACGCGCCCGTAAACTGTACCACGCGCTGAAATCCGCCGAAACCTACCACGCCATGAAGGACGCGGAGGAATATGAGGACGAAGACGGCGAAGAAGGGTACAGCGGTGAAAGCCGTTCCATGCGACGCGGGCGTTCCTACCGTGGCGGTTCCTATCGCCGTGGACGGGATATGCGCACGGGGCGATATATCAGCCGTGGCATGGATGACTACGGTTATTCCGGGCACTACCCCATGGAATACATCGATCCCATGTGGGATCGTCGGTACTAAGTAAATCAACCTGTTTTAGTGATAAGGCCGCTCCGAAAGGGGCGGTTTTTTGTGTTGTTAGTAGCGTTGTTAGTACAAACCTATTCTTGCCTTTATACATCTATATTTAGAAAATAATTAAAATTTCTGAAAATGAGAAAATCCTTATAACATAAGCGTTACAAGGATTTTCGTAGTGCGCCATCAGGGACTCGAACCCGGGACACCCTGATTAAGAGTCATGGAAAACATATTGATATATCAACGATTTCAGTGCATATGTTATTAGTATGTTGTTAGTGCATTTTTTATCCGAACTGGTCTGTAATGGCTTTTATTTCATCAAGAGAAGTTGTTTGATAATGTTTTCTGGTTGTTTCGTATGAGGCATGTCCCATCAACGCAGCTTTGTCCTTTTCGTCCCCAGCGGCTTTTTTTATTTTGTTCGCGTATGTATGACGGGCAGCATACGGAACTTTGCCGATAATACCAAGCTTTTCCATCATGGGCTTCCATATGAACTTATTAAAATATCTTTCCGGCATAATGCTATATCCCACAAACTCTCCTTTTCTGTTGCGGTCAATGCGCGGAAAAAGTAAATCCGTACCGATGACGGAAAGACGGCGCTCGATGATCGGGACGATCTTTGGCGGAATGGTGACTGCCCTATCCTTTCCTGCTTCTGTTTTGATGCCGCCGACAAGATAGCGCGTCTCTCCGTCCTTATGGTAGTCCGATTTTTTGAAACTCCAAAATTCGGTTGGGCGATGCCCAAGATAGCACATAGCGACAATATAATCCGAATAGTCTAACCCGGATTCTTCGATTCGTTTTAGTTCTTCTTCTGAAAGCGGTTCGTAGTGCGTTGTTTCGTCATCACCAACGTACAGATTCGCAGAAGCGTCTTTCAATACTTGATTTGCGTCAATTGCGTACTTAAATACAAGTCCTGCGACTACTTTCATAAGCTGTTTCGTTCGCTTTCCGTGCGGGCAATCGTTGATACATTGCTGCAAGTCAACCGCTGTGATCGTGTCGATTCGCTTATAATGGATTGATGAAAAATGTTTGAAAGCGCCAGCGTAACCTTCCATCGTTTTAGCGGTAACGCGCTTTTCGTACTGCTCTTTCCAGAACTCATAATCTTTTTGAAATGTTTCCGGCTTATGGTCAATGATCTTTAGCTTTTGCAATTCTGATATATACAGAATTGCTTCTTTTTTTGTTGAAAATCCTCCTTTGGTCTTATAAACAGGTACGCAATGCTCCGGTTCTCCGGCGAGTTTCCACCCGATCACAATACGCGCTTCCCACGATTTCCCGCGCTTATACGCCGTCCCCTGCCCGTTGCCACGGGATTTTGATTTGCCCATAAAATCACTCCGAATACATCCGTGTATAACCGATAATCTTACCGATAACACGGATGTTATTGTCGTAGTCGGCATAACGTTTGAACATCGGATGATAGGCAGAATTATCGCTTGTCAGTAAAAGGCCGTCAGGCTGACGATAGACATGTTTTACACAGCATTCATCACCGAGAACGACAACAGCAGTTTGCCCTTCGTGGTCAATATCTGGCTGAGAACGAATGAGCAAAATATCACCATCATAAAAAGTGGGCTGCATCGAATCGCCTTTTACTTTGATTGCACAATCGGCGCGGGAAAGAACATCGACATAAACGTCAACTTCCTCGTCAAAAATAGGTTCTCCTGCCGCTGCTGAACCGATAAGACGTATTATTTTATGCGATGCTTTGTGTGGAACAAGTTCGCATATGCCGATGTTGAAAACGTCTGCAATTGTTTCCAATGTATCAAAATCTGGTTCCCGTTGCCCTGTCTCATACATTGCTATTGTTGACGCGCTACAACCAACTTCCTCCGCGAGTTGTAATTGAGTCATGTTGCGCAACTCACGATAAGACTTGATGTTTTTCCCGATTTTGGCTTTGCTATCCATAATACCACCTCCGCCAATTTATTTTATCACGTTGCGTGACAAAACGCAAGAACAAATTCACAAAACGCCATTAAATAGGTATTAAAAATAATTTAAAAAACTTTCAAAAAATGTGTTGACAAACTTCACGAATCGTGATATGCTATGACCATCACGAAACGTGATTGGAGGTGAGAGACAGTTGATTAGCACTCTTGAAATCGGTCAGCGGCTTCGGGCACTTAGAACGAAATACGGTCACACTTTGCAGAAGGTTTCTGACGATACGGGGCTGGGCGTTTCCGCGCTCACGATGTACGAATTAGGGCAGAGAATGCCTCGTGATGAAGCGAAAATAATCTTGTCGGATTATTACAAAGTTTCCATCAACGATTTATTTTTTGCCCAGAACTTCACGATTAGTGAGTAACAGATGAAGGAGGTGACATTATGGAATTGCTGCTCGGATTCGGGATTGCCATGTGGCTGCTGTTCGCGTTGGCGGAGGATGAAACCTTGGAACAGTATGCGAAACGCATGGCACGGAAGAAACGAAACTAAAAGCCCCTGCTGGTGGCACAGCAAGGGCGGTCAGCCGGAGGGCTGATGAAAATGTTCGTAAGTATTGTAGCACGGAAAAGCAGAAATGTCAATCTGTGCATGATGCAAAATGCAAAGGCGAGGAAATGGGATGAATGGCTTGGAATGGTTTTGCGTAGCCCCGTATAGCAAAGGAATAGCCTTGATCTGACCAGCTAAGGAACGGATGAGCATGGAACTGCGAAGGAAACGCGTGGATGGGCTATGGAATTGCTCAGGGCAGAAAGGCCAAGGAAAAGA